GTCGAACGGGGTGGTGCCGTCGCTGGCGTCGAGCAAGGCCGCCCGGGTGGCTCGGGCGCTGCCACGGTCCGCATCGCGGACGACGTCGAGCACACGCATGAGCCGCTCCTCGTTCGTGGAGTTCAGCGGCTTTCCGCTCGCGGTGGGGTTCTTGTTTTGCAAGGGTTGAATCATTGTCATGTCCTCCATTCGTCAAGGGGTGGTGTCGTATGCCCCGCCACGTTGTGTCAATGGTTAAGGTCTTAGAAGATGCCCAGCTTCGCCTCAGAGTAGCCAAGGCTCTTGATGGTCTTGAGGAGCTCGTCAATCTCGTCAGCGCTCCCCTGCTCTTGGGTCAGCGTCCACAACCCAGTCGCGAACACCTCAAGGTCAGTCCATGAGAGCACCTTGGCGGCGCGCTCCGTCACCTCATTGAGCTTGTCCTCATCCCACTCAGTATCCTCCAGGCTCCCGTCCTCAGAGTTGATCTTGCCCAACGTGGCCACATCAAGGAGACGCTGCGCGACATGCTTAGGCGTGGGGCGATCCTGCGGGGCGGTCTGAGTGAAGGCGGGAGGGAGATGCTGATCAGCGGGGGGATTGCTTGGGATGGCGCGGTGCTGCTGAGGCGGGGTCTGCGCTCGCGGAGCCTGTGAGGGGGCGCGGAGCTCCTCACCCAAAGAGTCAGCGCTGATCTGAGCGCGCTCATCATCGCTCATACTCATGTTGTCAGCGAGCTCATCAGGGGAGTAGATGCCACTCACGGCGTCAGGATAGACCGCCCTCAACATCAAGGTGAGAGCGCGAGCGCGGAGCATCTGCATGGGCATCTGCTGCCAATTGCGGTTGCGGGTCAGCCCCTGGGCCTTCGCCATCTCAAAGGTATAAGTGAAGGTGTGAACGATCTGCTCAGGCTCATCGTTGCGAGCACACTCATAGGTACAATGCTCATGATCCCAAGACGTGATGACCATGAAGCGGCAGATGCCAGAGCGCCTCACGACCCCGCTCATGGCGTCAGCGTTGAGTGAGGGCTTGCCCTTGAGCATGTAAGCGTTGTTCTGAGTAATCGCCATGTCCCCGCCAAAGTGGGCGCCAAAGGCAGCATGGAGGCGGAGGCAATCGCGGGGGCTGTCACTGATGAGGGTGGCAATCTCTTTGGCTTGATCGAGGTTCTTTGGTGTGTAGATAGTCATGATTTTCCTGCTTGTTTGAGTTGGGTTGGGTTGGTGGTAGTGGACTAGACGTTGGCTTGGAGGCGGAGCTTGAGGGATGCCACGCGCTCACGGTGGGGAAGATCGCGGGTGACATACCAAGCGCGAATGATCTCAAACCAATCGCTCATGGGGATGATGACCTCACGGCCCAGGTCACGCTTGAGGTGGCCCTCGATCTCGTTGACCATTTGAAGGTTGTGGTAGTGCTTAGGGCCAAGGCCCATCACGCTGTCATAGATGCTGAGGTGCTTGAGGAAGAAGCTGATCTCATCGCCCGTCATGCGGCGCTCAAGCCAACCGTCACGCTTGGGGAGCTCCCTGATCTGTGGCTTGTCACCAAAGAGCAGTTGAAAGAGATGGGCAGCCACCGCGAGCATCAAGGCGGCGATGGAGAGGAGACAGAAGATGATGAAGGTGTCAGCGGCGGCGTTACTCATGAGTGGTGAATCCTTGTGATGGAGATGAATTGATCTGGGGTGTAAGTCTCAAGACCTGTGAGACGGTTGGCGGATCGTGCCAATGATGTGGCAACAAGGAGAGAAGGGGCGAGCTGCCCTGAGAGGATGCGAGAGAGATAAGACCTGTTGATCATGGCCTCACTCGCTAGATGGCCAAGCGTGTAGCGCTCAGCTTCAAGGTCAGCTTTGAGCTGATCTCTAAAAGTCATAACGACCTCCTGTGTGGTTGATGGGTACTGTGTAGCAGTCCTGTGTTTAATATGTCAAATTAAAATTGTCATGTTGGGAAAGATTCTTGACATAAGCAACAGCCATATATATAAGAGAAGCTCCACCGCGACAAGGAGCTCCCCATGAAGGAAGCAGACGTAAGGCGAGCCATTGGGCTCGACACCACCCTCACCACCGCTCAGAAGTACACGCTCATCATGCTTCTCACTCGACTCGACTGGGAGACATGGACAGGCCAAGTGAGCGCTCACGATCTCGCCACCATCAGCACCCAAGCAGACCGACAAGTCAAGCGGCACATCGCGGCGCTCAAGCGCGCTGGGTGGATCGACCGCTTGAGCAACCGCCGCCCTGATACACCCCGCCTCAATCACAAGGCTGACACCATCCTCAACACAGCCCTTGTGGCTGAGATTCTCAAGGGTAGTGTCAAGAAAGACACTAGTGGCGAAAGTGACACTAGTGGCAAGAAAGACACTAGTGGCAAATTGGCACCTCAGACCATAAATGTCACTAGTGGCGAAAAAGACACTAGTGGCGAAAGTGACACAGCGGTAGTGGCGAAAACGACACTAGAGGGGTGTCAAGAAAGACACAGGGGTAGTGGCGAAAGTGACACAGGGGTAGTGGCGAAAACGCCACCCAATATCAATATAGATCAATATAATATCAATATAGATCAATCTGACATCAATGAGGCTGAGCCTAAGGCTGAGAGCACACGCGAGGAGGAGGAGGAGCTCAGAGCGGCTCAGTGGGATCAGATCATGGCCAAGGCTGAGGAGCTCCCGCCACCACCTCCACCGCCAACAATGTCACAGCGTGAGGACGGTCTTTATATTTTATCTCATATCAATGATGATCTTGAGTACAAGCGGGACGTCTATCGTGAGATCACTCATCACAAGCGACAAGACATAAGGGACGCTTTGTGGGCGCGGGGGAATGATGAGCTGTTCACCAAGATGATGGGCGAGCTCATCGCCCCACGCTCAGCCATTGACTGGGTGACCTTCATCAGCTCAGGTCACAAGCCAAGCATCCCCACGCCAGCGGCGCCTCCTCCCAAGCCAACCACTTGGACGATCACCGTTGACCAACAACAGAAGATCAAGGAGGCTGACAGCGCATGGCTTAGCGCCGATTATGGACAAGACAAGAAGAATGGAGGATGGCATTGATTGATTATCACAACATCACAGCTGAGAACTTCCCCGCTGAGGAGTGGCTCAGCTCTTCAGGCTACCTCAGCACAACGCCGCTCCCTTATTGCGGTGAGTGCTTTGAGGGGATCGTCTATGAGAAGCCACCACCACCCACGGCGCCCATCGCTCGCCGCTGCCCAACATGTACCCCGCTCCGCTCGAGGCTCAAGCGACTAGAGGAGGCCCGCCTCCCCTTCCTCGCTCATCAGCACACCTTGAACGGCTATGAGTGGGACAGCCAAGAGCAGCGGGACAGGGTGGGCGCTGTGCTCGATTGGATTCACGGCAACACCGACCCCATCGACAAGCCCGCCGTCATGCTGTGGGGCAAACCTGGCAACGGCAAGAGCACGATCCTTCACATCCTCGCCAAACACGCGATCTTTGAGGGCAAGCGCGCTCTGTTCCTCACCCATGAGGGGCTCTTTGCTGATATCCGCGCCAGTTGGAAGGCCAACAGCCTCAACCTCCATGATATGCTTGAGAAGGTTGACCTCCTCTGTCTTGACGAGCTCGGCGGCCTTGGAGGTGGCGGACGGTGGTCTGAGTGGTACAGGTCACAGACTAGAGAGATGATTGGCGCGATCTATGACCGATGGGCAGCCAAGACACTCTCCGTGGTGGCCACCTCCAACCTCGCTCCCAAGACGATCATTCATGACCTATGCGACAATAACAGCGCGGTGAGGTCGAGGCTTGGCGCGATCTTTGGGCGGCCTGTGCAGATGCTAGGCCATGATCGGCGCGCTGGCGTTGATGATGGGTGGGGTTAAAGCGTCATAGCCAAGAGGCGGCTCATCCCCTCGATGCCCCAAACTGAATCACGGACGGCGCTGGCATAGTTCCGAATCTCAGCCTGAGCGTGACCATCCAGCCTCAAGCTCAGGAAGTGGATGAGCGCATGGAGTGAACAACTCCAATAACACTCACTCATCAGCGACAGCGGGAGCACCGTTCGAGCTTGCTCTTTAGCCACACCCACGCTGAGGAGCTCCTCATAGCTCTTGAAGGCTTGCTCAATCGCTCGCTGATAGATGAGCTGAGCGCTGAGCGCTGCGTCATCCTCAAGCGGCCCCGCTGATCCTTGCTTGACGCTCGGTGCGCCCTGCCTCCACTCACTTGGCTCCCATGCCTCATGATCAAACTGGACATATCGCCCGCTGATCTCATTCCAAGCGCAGCCTACTTGATGCTTCATCCATTGACGCAGCACAAAGACAGGGGCCTTGATGTGAAACTGAAAAGTCATGTGGCGGAATGGTGAGGTGTGCTTGTGCTTCCACAGGTAGCCAATCAGCCGCCAGTCATCCTCATTCAGCTCATTGCTCATGCGTCCCATTGAGACACGGGCGCTGTTCACCACACTGAGGGGCGAGCCCATCACAGCGAGGAGCTTGACGCTCCCTCCATCTATTGCAATCTGATCACTCATCAATTACGGTCACCTCGTTGATGTGTTATAGGGTCGGACATCGAGGGCGGCGCCGTGTGAGTGTTGCGGCGCCGTCCTCACTAATCTAATGGAGGACACCATGAATCATGTCATCTTAATTGGCAACCTTGGACGCGACCCAATAGCCAGGGGCTCTGAGCGCAATATCGCCAGCTTCTCCCTAGCGGTCGAACACAGGAAGAAGGGCGGCGAGAAGCAGACCCAATGGTTTGACTGTGTGGCCTTTGGCAAGACAGGGGAAGCCCTCCTCGCTCACGCCAAGAAGGGTGACAAGCTCGCCATCACAGGAAAGATCAAGACCAAGGTCTGGGAGCGCGATGGCATCAAGCAACAAGACCTAGACATTGTGATAGAGACTTGGCAGTTTGTGGGGAGTAAGCCCACCTCAAACGCCATCGGCAATCAAGGCCCCGCCACATGGGAGCCTGATGGCAACAAGTGGCCTTGACCGCTTAGCTCCTCGCGGAGCTCCCCAACGAATGGAACAGGATGACGAATGAATTGACAGATCAAGAGATCATTGGCGCTCGCCTCAATGAGATGCGCTCCGCGATGATCCGAATGCTTATGTTTAAGCTGCGGCTAGAGCCTCATGATGCTGAGGATGTATTCTCTGAGGTCACGGTCTATCTCTTGGAGAACGGCCCCCGCCTCCTCGACATGGAAAAGGAGATGAGCGGTGCGATCCGCAAGCTCACGCGAATGAGAGGGCTCAACCATATCCGCAACAATAAGAGGATAGTTCATGGGTGGTTTAACCACCGTGAGGAGTGGGGCCTTCCAGGTGATGACAGCCCTGAGCGCTGGGACGAGCTCATTGACATGAACGTGATCGCGGCTGATGTGCTCGACTCTGTTGAGCGGCCTTCTCACAGGGCTCCATTTGCTGCCATCATGGCGGGAGGTCAGATCAATGCTGTGGCGCGTGAGCAAGGGTGGAATCAGAACACCCTCCACAGCGCGTGGAAGCGCATGAGATACAAGATGAAGGCAAGGTATGAGCAAGAAGAAGAAGTCTAAACAAGACCTTGAAGCGCTCAAGGATATGGCGGCGCGTGAGGCCCTCATTGTTGACTCTGATGATAAGTCACAGAAGACAAACGTGGGCGCGCGCGCGACCCCTAAACATGGCCCATACTCCCGCAAGTATGAGGAGAAAACTCATAAGCTCCTCACCTTCCTGGCTCAAGGCTACAGCAAGGAGGCGGCATGTATCGGCGCCCACCTCAACCGCCCTACGCTTTACAAGTGGCTGAGCGAATATCCAGAGTTCGCGGAGGAGGTTGAGGACGCTCAATTCATGGCTGAGGGTCACGTCCTCGCGGAGCTCCGTGGCGCGATCCAGCGGAAGGATGACACCAAGGCGCTCATGTGGCTCTTGGCCAAGCTTCGCCCTGATCGCTATGGGGACAGGAAAGAGGTCGAGATCACCACCAAGACCAATGACGGCGTTCAAGAGGTGGTGGCCATGTTCGAGCAGACAAATGACATGCTTGAGGACAAGACTGACGAAGAACGATGAACCGCCCTCTCTTGACTAGCCACCACAACTAGCCAAGAGAGGACAACTCAAACAAGCAGTGGACACAATATGAAACCAAACTCCCTCAAAATCAACCGCCCTTCCTTGACCGCCACATGGACGGCTGAGCAGATGGACAACGCAAAGGTCAGAATCCATCAGCGCTTTCAAGGGCTTATCACCTCAATCATTGAGAGCGCCGATTGGGGCAACTTTAAGCTGACCCCCAACCCCTTGGAGGTGGGGCGCCCCGCCTTCCCTGACCCTGGGGCCTACTGTGACCTATACCTCAGCCGCCGCCAGGCAAGCGGCGTTGACAATAAGGTCATCGCCGCAATGGAGATCAAGACCCGCAGCGTGAGCTTGACAGACCGCCGCCCTCCTTTTCAGATCGCTGAGAGTGTGTTGGAGAAAATGTCTCCCAACCTCATCAAGCTTCAAAACCACGCTAGGGGCGGGGAGGTGCTTTGGATCGTGTGCATTGGTCTTTACTACTCGCCGTTCCAGACAATGGCCAAAGAGTTCACATCAGACTTTGAGGTGGTCATGTATTGGGGGCGCGATGTAGGGCCAAACCAACCAATGGGCCGAGCTAGGTGGAGCTCTCTCAGCGCGCTTGATAAGTCAATTTGTGGCTTCATGGAGCCAAGCCAATTCTGGAGCCTCGCCTCATCTCATAGGTCAAGCCCACCATCGCCCCCGCTGAATCCGCCCACATCATCCACGATCTTTCCGCCTAGGGCACATCAAAGCGGTGAAGACATTAGTCTCTTGATCAAGAAGATCACGAAGGATGATAGCTCAGATAGGGCCTGCCTAATGAGCGCTCTAGAGTGGCCCAATAGAGGCTTGCGTGTCTCTGAGGGCTTCTTGAAGTGGTCTATTGAGTGCAGGTGCTCTTATGACGCCGCGCGGCTAAGGTGTAAAATATGGGAAAAGCGCGGAGTCCTCAACGTCGAGACTCTTAGGCGTGGGTACAAGCGGCTAAGCATTAACAAGGAGGCCCTCATGAAGTACGCTCAGAGCCAAGGCAGGTGAGCCATGAGTGAGGAGGAACCAAGAGAGCTCATCCTCAACGATCTCCAACGTGAGATCATTGGCGGGCTGAGGCGGCGTCAAAAGATCATCGCGGCGCGCTGCGGTTGGGGCTCAGGCAAGACGAGCTCCCTCATCTTTGCCTTGTGGTTCATCGCCAAGGTGAGGCCAGGGACAACCTCCCTCCTCATCACCGACACCACCCCGCGCTATAACTCCGTGCTGATGCCTGAGATTGAGAAGTGGCTGGCGCCTCGCGGTTGGGTGTATAACCACACGCTGCACAAATGGACTGACACCCACACGGGCTCATCTGTCCTCTGTCGCTCCTACTATCGCCCAGGCACGAGAGACGCGAGCCACAACCCGCTTGAGGGGATCAACGTCACCTCAGGCGTGGCGCTCATTGACGAGTGTCAAACGCTTGGGGCTGAGGTGGCTCACAAAGCGCTAGGCCGCTTGAGGTCTGGCCCTACACCAACGCTCATCCTAGTGGGGCTCCCTGTGGCTGACGCTTGGTGGTGTCAAATGGCCGAGGCTGCGGGGCTTCACCCGCTGCTGTTCACCTCATACGTCAACCAAGACAACCTCAGCTCTGAGTGGTTCGAGGCCACCAAGCTCCTCCCTGAAGATGAGCGTGAGGCTATGGTGATGAATAAGCCAAAGCCTCCAAGCGGCTTGGTTTATCAAGAGTTCGACCTTGAGCGCCACGTCATTGATGACTTTCAATATCGCCCTGAGATGACTGGGCGAATCGCTATAGATTGGGGCTTCCGAAAGCCATCAGTCTTGATCATCGCCTATGATGAGGAGCGTGAGGCGTCCGTGATCGTCCATGAGATCAATCCACAGGAGGTCACCATCGCGGAGCTCTCAGAGATGATCTTGAGGGTGGCTTGGCCCCGCGCTCACAAAGCTCAAGCGCCAGGTCAGCGGATATGGCTAGACACAGGCGTGGCAGACAAGGCGGGGAAGGCCCGCTCTGACCACACAGGGCGCTCAGCCTTCCGCGAGATGGGGAAGGGTGTTGACCAAGGCGGGCTTGGCCTCCCGCTCAGGAGCACCACCGACCCCGTGAGGGTGGACATACTCAACGGCGTCCAACGCCTCAAGCGCGCCTTCGCTCGCAACCGCTACCTCATCACCAAGGAAGTCTGGGACAAGGGCGAGCGCGCCATTGGGAACAGCTTGAGGAAGGCGATCATGAGCTACGCTTGGGATACCAAAGAGCAGCCAAAGAAGGATGGGCGTGAGGATCCGCTTGATGCTCTACGTTATGACTGCATCTTTCATTATTGGGCTGACGAGGTGGCCCGCTCCTCATATACTCCAAGACGCAGACCCAACCGCGACAAGCGCGCTGGCATCTCCACCAACTCAAGGAGCTTCTGATGGCTGACCCCACCCTCACCCCTGACCTTGCTGATAAGGTGCTCGACCCCAACAACTTGGTCGCGGTTGTCACCGTGGGCCTCCTCTACATGATGTGGAAGTTCATGAACCGCCGCTTTGACTTAGAGCGGGAGGAGCAGCGCGAGATTATCAAGCGGATCGAGGAGCTTGACCGCGAGCTCCTCAAGCTTGAGGCGAGGATAGACGCCAAGGATGACTGATCACCCAATGCTAGACCGTGTTGACCTCACCGCTGATGAGCCAGCCACCTCCAACGTGGATCACCCCAACCACTATCACAGGGAGAGCGGCGTTGAGGTCATTGACGCTATTGAGGCTTGGGGCCTTGGCTTCGCCTTGGGGAATTGCGTCAAGTACATCGCCCGCGCGGGTCATAAGCATGACGCCCGCGAGGATTTACAGAAGGCGCTTTGGTATCTCACTTGGGAGCTCGCCAAGTATGAGGACAAATAGGAAGTCAGTTCCTATTTAAAAGAAAGGCCCTCATGGAGTTCACCATGAAGGCCAATGCTTCCCTCGCCAGGGAAGGCTTGTGAGATAGCATGGCGTTTAAGGATTATCAATACTGTTTGACATGTCTTTGCTATGTGAAGCGCGGTGAGCCTCACCACTACAGGGGGACGCTCACGGTCTGCACCTCCCAAGCTGACCTTGACCTCAGCGCCCTCAAGCCTCGCGGTGAGTGGCCGAAGACTAGCCTTGACAAGTGGCTATGTTATAATGACACTAAGACTGACTTAATGGACTAGCCTGACGACTGATGGAGGACTAACCCCCCGCTCATCAGAGGGCTCATGAGAAAGCTCGATTATCAAGCTGACACAGATGAGGCGCCCCGTCACATGAGGGCGCTGCATCCTCGTTTCTCTGTGAGGGGGATCACAGGAACGCAGCTCAGCGGCGGGATGATCACAGGCTATGAGCGCAACGCTCAGCTCACAGGGCTCAACTGGGTTCGTGAAGCTGAGGACATGCTCAGGACTGACCCCGTGGTCAGGCGCTCTTGGCACATGCTCCGCCAAACCCTCCTCAGCGCTACTTGGCGATGGGAGAGCGCGATGGATGGGAACCCTATCTGTGAGGAGCTCGCCCGCTTCGCCAATGAGGCTTGGGGCTTTGATGGCTACGCTGGACAGATGAGCCAATCATGGGAGGAGCAGCTCAGCTACCTCCTTGAGTTCGTCCCGCTTGGCTATCGCTACGCTGAGGAGGTCTATAAAGTAGGCCCTGACAGCGAGGGCAAGATTAGGGTCTGGCTTGAGCAATACGCCGACCGCGAGCCAAGCGCTCACCTCCGTTGGCTGAGCCGTGATAATCAGCAGCTTGATGGAGTGCTTCAGCATGTGGTGGGCGTGGGCAAGGTTCCAGAGCCTATCCCATCCAACAAGCTCCTCCTCCTCACCCTCAACCGCACAGGCTCCAACTTTGAGGGGAGCGGGATGCTGCGGCCTGTTTGGTGGTGGTGGCGTACCAAGCAGAAGGTCAGCAACCTCATGTGCGTTGGCGTTGACCGTTGGGCTGTCCCCACGCCTCGCGTCAAGGTTGACCGTTCCGTGGCTGAGATGCAGGGGCTCACAGATTCAGACATTAACGCGATGATTGATGACGCTGAGGCACAGGCTCAAGCCTTCCTCAGCGCAGAGCAGAGCTACCTCATTGACAATCCTGTGGTGAGCTTCGACCAATACGCCGCGGAACCGAACCTATACGCTCAAGGCCCGCTCGATATTATCCGCGAGTGTGACAACCAAATCAGCCAAGCCTTCCTAGCTCAGTTCGCCAACCTTGGCATAACTGACACGGGGGCGCGCTCTGTCGGTGAGGTTCATCTAAGTGTATTCAGGCGAGCTGCTATCAATCTGTGCGATATTGTGGCCTCTGCTGTTAGCGGGGTTGATCGTCGCGGTGGGGGAACCATAGGGAGGTTGATCAGGTGGAACTACGGCCCAATAGACCCAAGTCACCTTCCCCGCCTCGTTCATACTGGCTTAGACACGGACGATCTAGCGGAGTCTCTCGCTATGCTTCCGCAGCTCGTCACGGCGGGGCTTCTTACTCCAGACAACGAGCTAGAGCGCGCCATCAGGGAGCGACTAGGTGCTGGCGATCTCCCAGAGGAAGCACAGCGATCAGCGCTAGAGAGAACCGTCAGCGCCGCTAGTGGTGGTGGTGGTGTGGCGGCGCTCGCTGAGGCTGCCATGAGGCGGAGGCGTCAAGATGGCTAGGACTAAAGCACAGACCCCCGCGCCAAAGCGTGATCAGATCAAAGGCTCCAAGACCAATCCCGAGGGCTCAGCTAGTGGCAAGCGTGGCGGGATCGAGATCAGCGAGAGCGTTGAGCGTGGCCTCCAAGCGATGGTGGACAAGCACAATGACCGCTACAAGGCCAAGTCTAAGAAGGTTGATCTTGGCTCGCTCAAGGCTGTCTTTAGGCGTGGCGCGGGAGCCTTCAGCGTGAGCCACCGTCCAGGGATGACGCGCAACCAATGGGCCTATGCTCGCGTCAAAGCCTTCCTCAAGCTAGTGGGGACAGGCGAGCGTAAAGAGTCATATAATACTGACCTTGATCTGCTCCCCAATGGCCACCCTCAAAAGACTGAGGTCAAGAGTGAGGCGGCGCTCCTCGCTCCTCAAAAGTACAGCCACATAGACTTCAAGCCACCTCAAGGAGCTCGCAAAGCTGCGGAGCGCGCTTTGAGGCGAAGGGCTCAGAAGCCACAGAGCCAGCGAGGGATGACCCCAGTGGGGATCGCCCGCGCTCGTGACCTCATCAATGGCGTGACCCTCTCCCCCAAGACTGTGAGAAGAATGCTCGCCTATTTCACCCGTCATGAGGTGGATAAGCAGGGCTCGACTTGGGAGAGCTATGGCAAGGGCCGCCAGGCGTGGGACGGTTGGGGTGGTGACGCTGGCTTCACATGGGCTCGAAAGGTGGTTGATCAAATGAACGCAGCAGACAAGAAGGCCACGCTCCGCTCCTATGGCGAGGCGGTTCAGCTCAGCGAGCGCCCATCCTATGAGGTTCCTGAGGGCCTCACCATTGGGAAGCCCTTCAAGACCTTGGCGCTTGGTCAAGTCTCATCACGGATGAGCGGTGAGGCGATTGGCTCCCCTGTCTCTGAGGAGCTCCTCAATGAGATGGTTAGGGTCTATCGTGAGCGCCGTGACGCTGACCCTGTGATTATTGATTGGCAACACGCGACAAGCCCATTCAACGGCGGGACGCCCGCACCTCCTGAGAGCGGGAACGCTCTTGGGATGATCGTTGACCTAGAGCTCCGCGAAGATGGCCTCTATGCAGTCCCCGCCTATAACGAGCGCGGGCTTAAAGTCGTTCAAGATGCGGGGGGCGTCCTGTGGAGCTCCCCAGAGTATCTTCACGGCGAGATATTCACCCGCGATGGAGGAGAGAAGGTGGGCGATGCCCAGCTCCTCGCCATCACATTAACCCCCCGCCCTGCCCAATCTCACTCCAAGATTGATCGGGTCACTTTATCGGAAAGAGAGCAAATGATGGACTTTGAAAATATGTCCCTTTATGAGCTCAAGGCCGCGCTCGCCGCAAAGGACGCGATGGTCAAGGAGCTGGAGCAAAAGATCAAAGACATGAGCGAGGAGGCTGAGGCCTCACTTGCTGGCGAGCTTGAGGCTGAGGAGATGGCTGAGGAGTCAAAGCCTGAGTCTGAGGAGATGGCTGAGGAG